CAAGATACAAACCTTAATATGTACGTAAATAAAAAGCGTTCTAATGGGAAAGTGGATATGACTGTTGCTCTTATCAATGCGGTTTATTTAATGGCCCAGGATATTATATTTAACCCGGAAAGCGATTGGGGAGCCATGATTATATAAGAAAGGGGGTGAATAAATGGCATGGTGGAGTAAAAAGAAGGAAAAAACTATTGAACAGCGTGATATGTCTTTAGAAGATATTTTACTTAGTTCAACTAATGATGCTTCGACAGTTTCAAAAGAGCAGGCCATGAATGTTCCAGCATTAAACAGCGGCGTCAATCTCATTTCTAACACGGTGGCAAGTCTTCCAATCAAATTATACAAAAAAGACGGGCAAAAAATAACGTGTATGGATGATGATCCAAGGGTTAATATGCTAAACGTGTCTACTGGTGATTTGTTAGACGGTTTCCAAATGAAAAAGGCTATCGTTGAGGATTATTTAATTTATGGTGCCGGATATATGTACATTAATAGGCAACGGAATAATGTTGCATCCTTGAATTATGTATCTAATCCGCAAGTTGGGGTTGCTTTAATTAATCCTGATCCAATTTTCAAAAACTATGAGTTTATTATTTATGGTGCAACGTACAAAGCCTATCAATTAGTCAAATTAACGAGAAAAACCCGTGATGGAGTTACAGGACTAGGCATATTAAACGAATTGAACAGAAAGCTTTCTATTGCTTATAACACGATGCTTTTCGAGGATATGTTAGTAAGGACAGGTGGTAATAAGAAGGGATTCTTAAAATCAGCTTCTAGATTAGGTGTTGATGCTATGACAGCATTAAAAAATGCGTTTAAGGCGTTCTATTCTAATAACAGTGAAAACATTATCGTACTCAATAACGGGTTAGAGTTTCAGGAAGCTAATAATTCAAGCGTTGAAATGCAGTTAAACCAAAATAAGATAACTGATAGCGAAGAAATTGCCAAGGTTCTTAATATGCCGGTTGAGTTGTTAGATGGAAAAGTAACAAACATGGACGGTCTATATGAGGCTTTTATTAAATTGGCTATATTACCTATCTTAAAAGGGTTCGAAGCAGCTTTAAATAAGGATTTGTTGCTAGAATCAGAGAAAAGCAACTATTACTTCCAATTTGATGCGAATGAACTTGTCAAAGGTGATATCCTTAAACGTTTCCAAGCTTACGAATTAGCTATTAAAAACGGTATATTCCAAGTGGACGAAGTGAGGATTAAAGAAAATGTTGAGCCTTTAGGATTTGACTTTATCAAACTAGGATTAGCGGATATTTTATATTCGCCTGACACAAAACAGATTTATACCCCTAACACCAACAAACTCATGAAAATGGGTGAGCCTGCTGCGGGTGACAGTCCAACAGCGGGAGATAAACCGATTGAAGGGGGTGAAGTTGATGAAAGTGGAAATAAGGAATGATAGTGTTAGTATCTCAGGTTATGTGAATGTAGCTTTAAGAGATTCCCGGCGATTACCCTCTAATAAGGGAATATTCGTGGAACAAATTGAGCCGCAAGTGTTCCAAAGAGCATTAGGCCGCAATGATGATGTGAAATTGTTGTTTAATCATAAAGAGGACAGGCTTTTAGGCTCTCAAAAACAGGGTAATTTGACACTTCGAGAAGATGCTATAGGCTTATATGCTGAATGTATCGTAAATGATCCAGAAGTCGTTGAGAAGGCCCGAAATAATGAATTGCGCGGTTGGTCCTTTGGTTTTGTTAGTCGCCAGGATGATTGGGACACAACAACTAACCCGCAACGGCGATTTATTAAAGACTTAGACCTGCTGGAAGTGTCGGTTTTATCGGTTGTTCCAGCATACACAGCTATGTCTTTAGAAGCACGAGGCGAGGAAACTGTTGTTATTGAACAGCGTTTTGACAAGTTTGAAGAAATCGAAAAAATAAATGAAAAACTAGCGGAGGTTCGAGAAGAAATTCAAGAGCCTATTTATTATGCCGTTTTTGAAAAACAAATAGAAATCTTAAAACTAAGAGGTGGAAAAGTATGAAAACATTAATCGAAAAACGCAATGCTCTATTAGACGAAATGGATGCTATTGTAAACAAAGCACAACAAGAAACACGAGCATTTTCCGAAGAAGAAAACAGCCGTTTTGAAGCAATTAAAGCGGAAGTTGCACAAATCGATAAAACTTTAAAGGCTGCTGATGAATCAAGAAGCTTTGAAAAAGTGGAAGTTAAAAAGGTTGAAACTCGCAGCGAAGAAGAAATTCGTGCAGAGGTTATCACTAAAGAGGAACGTGCTTTTGTTGATTACGTAAAAGGAGTTGACACCCGTGCGTTAAATGCAAGTGGCCAAGGTGTTGTTATCCCTTTAACCATCGCTAATCGTATTATTGACACTGTTAAAAATATGTCTCCAATTCTCACTAAGGCAACGATCTGGGATGTAAGTGGAGATTTAATTATTCCATCTTACGACTACACTCAACACGTTCCTGCTGGTTATTACACTGAATTAGCTACAATGGCTGCACAATCTGCAAACTTCGGTTCTGTTAAACTAGGAAATACGATTGTTGCTGCATTATCTTTAATCTCTAAATCTCTAATCAATCGTACTGATGTGGACATTGTTCCATTCATTGTTAACGAAATTGCAAAAGCTATTGCATATTTCTTAGAAAAAGAACTATTAGTTAATGCTAACGGATCTGTTGGTAACGGTGCTTCTAAACTTGGCGGTCTTGCCAATGCTACACAATCAATTACAGGTGCAACTACTATGGTTATTACTGCTCAAGAGCTGCTTAAACTTCAAGTTAAAGTACCTCAAGTGTACCAAGCAAATTGCGCATGGATTATGAACCCTAATACTTTAGCTTATATCCAAGGTCTAACTGCAGGATCTGGCAACAACATGCTTCTAATGGGTAATACATTATCTCAGGATGCTCCATTTAGCCTACTTGGTAAGCCTGTATATGTTTCTGACCAAATGCCTCAAATGGGTGTAGGAGCTAAAGAAATTTTCTACGGTGATTTCTCAGGTCTTCATATCAAATTAACTAAAGGTGTTCAAATGCAAGTTCTTAACGAGCGCTTTGCTGATCAATATGCAGTTGGTGTGGTTGCAGTTGTTGAAGCTGACAGTGCAATCGTTGAGCCTCAAAAAATCGCTGTATACGTTGGATTGTAATAAATAAGGGAGGGTTTTTCCCTCTCTTTTTTTCATGAAAGGGGTGATTATATGAGAATCAAAGCGTTAAAATCATTTGTTTCATCTATCGGTACCTTTAATGAAGGTGTTGTAATAGAAGTTGAACTTGATGAAGATACTGCAAAAATGTGGACTGAACATGGTCTTATAGAAGAAGTAAAAGAGGCTGTGACTAACAATGAAAGTAAGTGAAGTTTCCATCAACGACTTAAAACAATATGCCAACGTTTTTCACGACGAAGATGATAACCTTTTTACATCCATCTTAGCTGCGGGGAAACAATTTATCACCACTTATACGGGGTTGCCACTAGAAGACGATCCAGTAAACAATATTACTGACAGTGTGGATGATCATGAGGATTTAACGATTGCATTAATGGTCCTTTCCAATTCGATGTATGATGAACGGGCGTTTGTAGTCGATAATACTAAACTTAATTTTGTAATTAAACAGATATTAGACTCACATTCTGTTAATTATTTGTGAGGTGTTATAAATGTCTAAATACAGAATTAATGCCGGTAAATATCGTGTACCCGTTACCATACAACAAAGACAATTCGGAGAAGATTCATACGGATCTACCACCGAGGATTGGACGGACATAGTAAAAGTTCGTGCCGGTATATTTCCTTTAGGTGGCAGTGAGGTTTTTAAAGCGGATGAAATTAACAGTCAAATAACGCATAGGGTCCATATTCGCTATGTGTCTGGCATTACGCCGGATATGCGAATTGTCCTTAATGGAAGAAATTTAATGATTACATCCATTTCCAACTACCAAGAAAGAAACGTAGAATTGCAGATGTATTGCAAGGAGTTGGTTAAATAATGGATATGGACGTTGCAGGGTTTGTTGAACTCCAACAACTGATCGAACAATTAGGAAAAGTGCCTCAAAAGGTAGCAACTAAAGCAGCCGGGGCGGGTGCTAGGATTGATTTAACGGCAACTAAAGCTGAGGCTCCTGTTTATGATGGATGGTTAAAGGCATCTTTGAAAATGGTTGGTGAAAGAGCAAGTAAGCCAGGTAAGAAGGTTTATGAAATTACTTTTGACCGTGCCTATAATTCAAAACTTGTTAAAACTTCTGAAACAGGAAAACGATCTTATTATCCTGTATCTCAGGAATTTGGATGGAAATATAAAAACGGCGGTTATCATGTAGGGTTGCAATACATGAAAAATACTGCGGAAGAAAACAAGAGCAAAGTTGAACAAAAAATAATTGATGTTGCCAAAGATGGAATAGACAAGGTGCTTTCACAAGCGAGGTGATTTTA